TGTGCTTGTACTGGAACTCTTAATGTTCCTGAAGCTATAGCAGGTTGTCCAACAATAGATGAAGCTGTACCAATGACATATCCATTCATTATTGAAGTTGATTTAGCTCTGTTAGTAGGAGTTACTTCTACTTGAAAGAACCCACTGTTTTCAAAATTAAATAATACGTTTCTAACTTGGTATCTACCTGTAGTAATAGCTACTAATCCTCTACCAGTATTTTCTCTAATATATGGAGTAGACAATCTGTACTTACTTTCGTAAGGAACACCAATGTATAACGAAGTGTGGTTTCCATCTATTGTATAAGTAGAACCACTTGTATTTGTAGCTGTGTAGTTATTTCCATTAGTTCTATCTACAGCTAACAATCCAGTTTTTGCACCATAAGGTGATGTAAACGTAGTTTTGTCTGTTGTACTACTATAACTTCCTGTAACAGATGTTTTAAGGTCAAGATAAACTCCATGACCTATAGTAGTATCTTTTAAATTTCTTAAATCTATTTTAAATAATTTTGTAGTAGTACCTTCAGAAGCTAATACATAAAGATAACTTTCTCTACTCATAACTCCTATAATTTTAACACCTGTAAATGTCCATTTAGACCAAGCGTTTTGTACTTTCTCACCACCATCAAAGAAATACTTATAGATAATCATTGTACTAGCATTTGTAGCTGAAGCTGTCCCTGCGTATGGTGCAGTTTGACTATCTGCATCATCAGCAGAAAGAAATACTAATGTGTCTTCTGTTGTATTACTTATAATTTGATAACAATTAGATGGTATTAAATTTTGTACTGATACACTAATATCTAAACCATCATTTGTTAATGTATCATCATCAGCAAAGTATTCTCTTATTGCTGTATTGTTTGTTCTAGCTTGTGCAAAGTAAGCGAACTTACCTGCTGAAACTGGTGTTACTTTATCATCATGTTCAAATGAAGATACTTCATTAAGTATAGCTGTTGTTGGTGATATACTTTCACCTGAACTATCTAATTTGTATTGTGCTGTATCAGAAAATAACAATAAACTTTCGTTAAATCCTACAGAGTTTTTAAGTGTATTAACTTGTGTACCTGAAGCCGCTATATCAATAGGGTCAGTATCTAAAACTTGTGTAGATGTTGTTGCAAAGAAATTAAAGAAAGAAGCATTTTCTGTTAATACTAAATTTTCACCAGACATAATACCTAATCTGTTTTTGTAAAATGTAAGGTTATTTATTTTCTTTCCTACAAAAGTGGGGTCAGCATTTGTTTCGCTATCTCCACATACTCTATCTGTCCAATCTAATTCTTTAAAAGTAAATGTACCATTATTATTGTTAATCAATGCGTGTGGCATTGTAGAATTAGTTACACCTACAGAAGTAGCAGGTGCTATAGTTTCATTCCATACACCAGACTTACCTGTAAATTTAACATAATAATCTGATAATGTATCTCCTTCTTCACCAGTTACTTTTATAATTACATCTTTCTTTCCATAGAAAGGTAGTTTAGTAAAATCTTGTATTTCATCTCTGATAGCATACATAGCTGTATTACCAGAACCATCTGATGAACTTATTGTATAATCAGCTAGTGTGTTTGGTGATGAAACTGTACCTGTAGGTTTTCCATAAATAACACTATCAAATGCTTCAAATGTAAAATGAGATGATATACCTGAATAGTTTGCTAATCCTTGTGAACTAGATAAAGTTGCACCTGTATCTGTTCTAATAGTTTTAAATCCAATACCATCTGCGTTACTATCCCAGTGTGAACTAGATGTACCATTTAATAATATATCTGTAATTTTGTTTGTATCTCTAAATTTACTATCAGTAGAAGCATCATTACCTGAAGGTAATTGAAACACTACTTCATGTTCATAAGACATGTTAGGGTGATTTAATGCTACTTTATATTCCCTACCATAGTTTGTTAATTTACAAACAATTAAAAATTCTTCTACTTTAGCCGCAGACGTTGTGCTGTCAGCAGTTACAGTAGTTTGTGTATTTGCTATAAAAGTATAATCAGCAATGTTTACTAATTTAAAATGTTCTTTAGGATTAGTTGAAGTTAAATAATTTGAACCACTTTGTATAGTAACTGTTTTTGAATTACCTGCTAAATCAAATACTTTAATACCGCCATTGTATATTGCTACAATGTATTGGTTAGCGTCATCTCTTTGTATATTCCAAAATTTTGTTTTATTAGAATATATGTTTGAAGCATCTACTGTTGCTACATATTCTAAAGATGGTCTTTTAGATAAACCATCTACTAATCCATTTTGTAAATTAACTTGGTCTGCTCCTTGATTTAATCCTCTTTGAGTAGGCGTCTGTTGAGACATTCCATTCAAAAAGTTAGGAATAGATTGGGAAACAACTGCACCCATAGTTAATAATTCCTTCTAGTAGGTCTGTGTATTATAGAAAATGTATTACTATCACCTTCTAGTATGTTGACATCACTCTCTTGGCTATCTGCTTGATGAAAAGCCATTAATGCTTCTTGTTCATCTTGACCAATTAATTGTGTAATTTCTTTATCTCCAACAAATCTAGCCGCAAATCTTCTAGCCGCTTTCATTGTAATATATTGTCTAGCGTATTCTGGTAAATGTTCAAATTGTTGTACTAAAACAATATCAACTGATGAAGGAGCTGAAGTAAAGACGTCTGTATGATTATCCATATCATATAAAAATCCATTTCTTAATGTGTAGTTGATGTATCTGTGTTGGGAATTTGCGTCTACTTTAACGCAGTTTGAAGGAAGGGGAACTTTATTGTTGCTATCTAAAGTTAAAGATGAGTAGTTAACATGTGTGTTAAAATTCCACCCTTGTGATTGAATGGACATAGATGTTTCATTTAAAATATTTTTTGCTGTACCTACATCAACTGTAGTAGTTCCAGTAATAGTATTAACTGGTGCTTCTCCTATCGTAGAGAGCATTATATTTACAGCTTGTAATTCACTTGTGGGTGTAATTTGTGTTGTCATCTGTCCTTTGTATTAAAATTTTGTTTGAACACTGGGCGGCGGTTAAAATAATGTGCCGCCCAATGTAAGTAAGAAGGGTTATTACGCCGCTTCTTTAATACCGACTGCCGCTTCTGGTCTTAATACACCATGACCCATGCTGTATTTAGCAACCATTAACGTACCTTGTCTTCTTATGTCGTACTCTTTTTCAACAGCTAAATCCATTAGCTTAACAGTTCCTACTGCTGAAGGGTGAGATACAAGAGCAACAAAGTTAGTTAGGTTAACCGCTTGTGGGTTAGAACCACCATTAGTTGCTGAACCTTGGTCTACACCAGAGTTTACATTACCAGAGACAAAGTGAGGAACTGGTACTAATTCAATTCCTGCAATTTTGTGTACTTTACCTTCAGCGATTGAACCTTTACCACTGAAATCAACATTCACTGCGTTTGTAGCGTTTGCTAATTTGTAGTATTCTTCCAATCTCATAAAGCATTTTCTGCCTTCTGAAGGAACATAATTTGCATCAAGCTCTTTAGCCGCCGCAAAGATTGCATCAATCATTGCATTAGCCGCAGTGCTGTCTGTATTAGAAGCAATGCCTGTGTTAGTTATGTTAGTTGTAGCGTCTCCGCCTGTAACACTAGCTGATGCTAGTGATGCTTGACCGATTGTTTGTAAAACGTGCTTATCTTTTTGGAAAGATAATGCTCTACCCATTTCAGTAGAGTACGCACTTCTTACGTCCCAATGCGATTTAGCTTCTTCAATATTTGAAACAAATACAGAAGAGATTAAAAGGTCATTAATTGTAATAACCTTTTCGTTTGCGTTAACATCTGAACCTGTAATTTCAGTTCCAACTGCGTGATAAGATGCACCAATTCTCCCTAAAACTGGGAAAGTTGCTGACTTGCCTGAAGATATGCTTCTGACCATGTCTGCACCTGCTGTTTTTGAAGCTCTGTCAAATGAAGTAATAACTTCACCTGCAAAAACTTTTAAAAACAATGCGTCATCACGAGTGTTACCAGAATTAGCATTTCCAAATTTAACTGGACTTGCGTTTGCCATAGTATTTTCTCCTTTTTATGACGTTAGTTTAATAAAAGCCTCTTCAATTCAGTTATTTAGTCAAGATTGTCTACCGCAGTAGGTCAAGTTATTTGGCTAAATTGTGTTGGCAGTTGCCACGCATAAGCGTTGCACAACTATTTATATAGATAGCGTATTGTCTGTCATTTCTTTAGATTGTTTTTCAGTAATCATATCTGATTTTGAACCATAATCTAAATCTACTTTTGCTGTTTCATTATCAAGAAAAGAATTAGTTTCTGATAAATCTAAAGAATTTGTAGATGACATACACATACTATTTATTTTTTGGTTTCGGTTTCGGCTTTGGTTTTGTTTTCGGTTTGTACTTTTTCATTAAGTTCCTTTGTTGTTTTACTAATTAAATCAATTTCAGATATGGCATGTTTTGCATGAATAAGTTTATCAAAATTTGTTTTTAAAATTTTAAGAAAATTATCATGGTCAGCAACACCAACAGGTTTTTGTAAAAACGTGTCAATGACTGCTGTAGCTTCAGCCGCATCTGCTTCGTATGACCTTTTTAATGCCAATAAAAACATTATTACAACTCCGATTTAGAAAGTTTCTCTTTGACTGCCGCTTGATAAGCAGGGTCTTTTTGGTATCTATCATCAGACATTGCTCTAGTAACTTCAGCCCAAGATTTATAACCTGCTTCTCCTGAAGATGCTATTTTACCATCTAATAAAGTAGGTTCTGAACCATTAGCTTTTTCAAATTTTGCTTTTAATCCTACTACTGCTAATTTTGCAGTTTCTAAATCTTTAGAATTAACTGCTGTGTTGTATGCAGTTTTCTCTGCGTCTGTTAAATTATCAGCCGCCCAGTCTGCCATTTCAGAATAAGCCTCATTGCCACCAACTAATGCTTTAACAGTATTAGTTTGTTTTTCACCTATAGCTTTTTGACCTTCAATAAACTGGTCAACGTAATCTTTAGGTATTCCTGCTTTTTCCAATGCTTCATAAGATTTTGCATCTAGCTCACCTTTTTCAGCATATTCATTTGACAGATTTTCCATATTTAAACCTGCACTAGCTACTGCTTTTTCAGCAATATCTAATTCACCTTTTTGTTCTTTAGGTGCTTCTTCTTTTAAAGTAGCCTGACTTACAGGGTCTACTTCTTTAGGAGTTTGTTCACCAAGTTTCTTTTCTAACTCTGAATATGACTTTGCTAAATCTTCAACACTGTTGAATTTTTCAGGTAAGCCTTCAGGTTTACTTTGTGTAGACTGCTCCGCTACTGGCTTTTCGCTAGTAGTTTCTTCTTCTTTATTTACTGTTATTGTTTCTACCATTGTATGTCCTTATTATTGCGGTTTAGATAAATTATTTGCAACTGGTGCAACCGCCTTCTCTGCCATTTGCATAACTTGTTGTTGCTCTGCTTGTTCAGCTTGTGCTTCCGCTTCTTGGGCTAATTGTTCTGGTGATTTAAGAAGACCATCAGTATCTATTCCTAGACCAATAGCTATTCTTTTAATTAAATCATCAGGATTTAAAGCCTGAACAACTTGCGGATTTATCTGTGCAAGATTTCCTATCTCTGCAACAAATTCTCTTAATTTTTGTAAATCATTTCCTCTACCTAATGCTTCAATACCTGTAATAATTGTAGGCTGTACTGTTCCTTTAGGTAATGTTGGAATTTCATTACTTTGTTCCATTCTTTTCATAAGTATTGCTACTAATGGAAGTTGGAACTCTTGTGATAATAATGAATATATACCACCCATAGCTGTTTCTAATTGTTCAGCCATGTATCTAATCTCTTGTGCTGTTACTCTTTCAGCATCTCTTTGTATTGCTGTGTGTAATAAGAATGCGTAAGACATTCTCTCTTCTAATTTAGCAATAGATTTTTCTACTACTTGTAAATCATATTGTTTCTGTGCTTGTAGAACTGTAACATCTTCAGCACTACCAGTAATAATATCGCCATTTCTAGTTAAAGATAAATCTTTCTTTCTAGTAACAGCATTAGGTCTCACCATAAATACTACTTTAGATGAAGCCGCCGCACTCTCTACAAGTGCTTGTGATAAACCTTCTAGTGATTTTAAATCACCTAAAAATTCTTCAACATATCCTCTTCCATAATCTTCATTATCTACTCTTACCATTCTTAATGCTTGATAAGGCAATCTATCTTTTTTAAATTTACCAATACTTGAAGGGATTTTAATTCCATGTACTTCTTGACATACATAGAAATCATTATCGTCTAATTTGTAAACATGTGTGTAAATATCACAGTTATCATCTTGTTTGTAATCAACATCAGACATAACTTGTGCCGCTATTTCTTTACCTAATGATAAAACACTTACTTGTTCTTTAATAATTACTTCTAATAAATTTCCTGAAGCATCTCTTTTAACTACATATTGAGATAATGGGTATACTCTCATTGTACCTTTTTTTGGTAAATAAGTTAGTACGTTACCACCAACTATTAGATGTTTTAATGCTTCAAAAACTGAAACTCTTAATGCTAGTTGTTCTATTTTAGCAGATACTTCTTTTTCTATTACAGACAAAGATTTCTCTATATCTGTTTTCATTTCTTTATTTTCTTGTAATTCTTTTTTAGCTTCTCCTGCTATTGATAGTCTAAAAAATGGGGAATTTGGGGGAAGCAAAAGTAAAAGAAGTTTACTTGCTAAATTGTTGACGCCTCTTGCACCAACTGATTGGAAAGGATTGTATAAATCGCTTGATGATGTAAAACCATCAGGCTTAATTAGAGAGGGAATTGTTAATTCACTGCATTCCTCTGCTCTATCTAAAAAGTGTTCTCTGTCAGTGATTAACTTATTATATCGTTCTTTAGCTGTCTGTTGTTTAGTTAATTCACCTGTATATTCCATCTATTTATGCTGTATAATTAGAGCCGCCTGTAGAAATATTTAAACCAGAAGAAGTATTTAAAGCAGTTGTACCTGATTTTACTTTCTTCTTTTTCTTAATGTTTAAATCTTGCTC